AGACGAAGATAAATATAAAATATTTTACAACCAATTTTCAAAGAATATTAAGTTAGGGGTTCATGAAGATAGTGTAAATAGAAATAAATTATCTAAATTACTTAGATATAATGCATCAAATAATGATGACATGATTTCATTAGACACTTATGTTTCTAATATGTCTGATGGTCAAGAAGAAATATATTATATTGCGGGTGAATCGTTGGATTCTATTAAAGAATCATCTTTTGTTAAAGGTATTAGTAATAAAGGGTATGATGTGTTTCTAATGCATGAACCAATCGATGAATATGTGTTACAACAATTAACCGAATATGATGGTAAAAAACTGGTTAGTATTACCAAAGAAGGGTTTAAATTACCAGAAACTGATGAAGAGAAAACATCATTCGATACATTAACTGAAGAATATAGTGAAACGTGTAAAAAAATTCAGGCTCTTCTAACAGATAGGTGTGAAAAGGTAGTATTATCTAATAGATTAACCGATTCTCCATGCTGTATTGTGACCGGCCAATTTGGATGGTCGGCCAATATGGAAAGGATTATGAAAGCACAAACATTAGGGGATAAATCTGCTAGTCATTATATGATGTCTAAGAAAACATTAGAGATTAATCCATATCATGCTATAGTGAAAGAACTAAAAACTAAATTAGCATTAGATGATGAAACATCTAAACAAATTAATGTAAATATAGTAAATCTAATGTATGATACAGCACTCATTGATTCTGGATTTACTTTAGACCATAGTGGTTCATTCTCTAATCGGATTTATAATATGTTGGCTATGGGTTTAGGTGTTGATCCTTCTAATGATGCCTCAGAACTCGTTGTAGACGATGATATTCCCGAATTAGAAGAACCAGCTGTTAATAGCGAATCTGTAGAAGTTGTGGAAGAAATGGAAAATGTGGATTAAATTTTATATATTAATTTTATGGAATGATATATTATTTTTAAAGGCTTCAATACCTCCCATTATAGAACTTCCACCAAAAAAACTATCTTTCCCAAAATATGGTTCAAAAATGAACCAATTAGATCTTTTTTGCAAAGGAAACCAATGTTGATCAAATGCATAACTTGTTTCATGTTTTTTTTTTAAAACACCATTATTTTTTTTATTAAACTCTATCATTTCTATTTTCATTTTATCAACTGATTTATTAATATCATTTAATAATGTATCATAAAAATTTTTATGAATTGCATATGCGGTTGGTGATGTTGCGGAAACTATTTTTTTTATAAATGGATTATTTAATGTTTTTTTGTTTGTATTAATAGTAGTAAACATTACTACATCCCATTTTTTAAAATTTTTTAAAAAATAATTAATATTTTTATTTATAGTATCTTTGTTCTCTGTAAATACAAAATCATCTTCAAAAATTACTATACTATTCAAATTTTCAGCTTTTGCTTTTTTTAAACATTTTATATGACTTTGTGCTACACCTAAATGACCATTATATTTTTCACGAACCGCAGATATACGTTCTATTTTATTAGAATTTATTCCAATACTATTTAATTGCTTTAATATTTGTTTTTTTCTATCGGTTCTATGGTCTAAATTAATATAAAAATATTTATCAAAACTGTTTATTCCATTTAAATTTTTAATATTATTAAAAGGCTCTTTATATTTTTTTAATGATATTAAACATAGAACAATAATTATTGCGAATATTAGACCTAAAATTATTACTTTCATTACTATAAACAAATAAATTATTATATTAATACCATAAAAATAAAAAATAAATTATTTGTTTATAGTAATGAAAAACTTACTATGTTTTGTTATTTTAATATTAATTATAATACTCATATTAGTTTTACGGGGATATAGAGAAACATTTACAAGTGATACTAAAAAAATAGCAGTTTGTTTCCTTATATATGATAAAATTAATAATGAAGAATTATGGTATAATTTCTTTAAAAATATAGACAAAAATAAGTATAATATTTATATTCATTATAAAGATAATAAACCATTAAAATATTTTGAAGAATATAAATTAAAAGAAACTATTGATACGTGTTGGGGTTGTTTATCTATAGTTCAAGCTCAAAATTTATTATTGAAACATGCATTAAAAGACGACAAAAATCAACATTTTATTTGGTTATCGGATTCTTGTATTCCATTAAAATCATTTGATTTTATTTATAACTTTTTAGATATAAATAAATCCTATTTTAATATTGCTCCAGATAATCAAGTATTTCCAAGAGCAAACAATCTTTTAAAATTTATAAAAAAAGAAAATATTAAAAAAGCATCAATGCCTTCAATTATTAATAAGAAACATTCTAAATTATTTGTTGATAATGAAACTAATATTAATAAATGGTTTAAAAATGTAGGTATTCCAGATGAAATTGTATATATAACATTATTACATCATTTTAATTTACAAAATGAATTAGTATTAACCCCAAATCTATCAGCAAATGCTATAATTTTTACTGGATGGAGTGATATGAAAAATTATAAAAATTTTAATGAATCTATTAAAAAAGGTCAGCCAAATAATTATAGTTTTATTTGTAAAGAAGAATTAGATTATTTGAGTCAATCAAAATCTCTTTTTGGACGTAAATTTATTGATGGGTGTGGGGGATTAAATACATTAAATAAATGTGTATATGTGTTTTGGACTGGAACTAATAAAATGAGTGAAACACGTAAAAAATGTTTGGATTCAATTAAAAAAAATATTGGTGTGAAAGTTATATTAATAACACCTGATAATTTAGATAATTATATATTAAAAGAATCTCCCCTTCATAAATCATATAAATATTTATCTGAAGTTCATAAATCTGATTATTTACGAACATATTTTATGCACCATTATGGTGGTGGGTATACAGATCTTAAAAATACAACACAAGACTGGAACACTTATTTTGATAATTTAAAAAAAAGTGACAAATGGGTAAATGGATATCAAGAAATTAACGGAGGGAGTGTTTCAAATAATAGTGACATTCAAAAAAATTACAAAAAATTAATTGGTAATTGTAGTTATATATTTAAACCAAATACACCATTTAGTTATGAATGGTTTAATAAATTAAACACTGTATTAGATAAAAAATATGAAGCATTAAAAAAAAACCCAGCAAAAGATCATAGAGATATTACAAATAAAAAATTAAAAGATAATTCAATATCAAAATATCCTTTATATTGGACCGAGATATTAGGTTCTATATTTCATGATATACAATATAAATATAAAGATAAATGTTTATACGACTTACCATTGATTAATACCTCTAATTATGATGTATTTATTTAGAATATTATTTTAATTGTATTACCTAACTCACCCATTACTATATCACTTTTAAAATTTTTATTTTGTTTAATAAACGGTGGATTATTTATATAAAAATCATAATTTGGATAAATATTTGTATTTAAATAACCATCAATAGAAGTATTTTTTAATTTATTATTTTTTATTAAATTTATAAGTTTTTTACAAAAATTATTATTTATTATATAAGCAGTTGTGCACCAATTAGCATTTGAGTTTTTACTACCTTTTAAAATAAAATCTTTATTATTTATAATTTCACCTTCACAACTACAACAACCTAATAAAATCATATTATAATTAGATGGTAATTCATTTAATAAATTATTTATTTTTTTCCAAAAATCGATAGGAACAATTGCGTCATCTTCTAAAACTAATGTATATTTATAATTATTTTCTATTGCTTTTTCCCATATTTTTATATGACTTAACGCACATCCTATTTGACCCGGTGTTAAATTATTATTTTTATCAAAATATTTAGCAATATCATTCGAATACATTTCTAATTTGTTACCATCACATGCCGGAAATAGTTCATATTCTAAATTAATTTTTTTTAAAGATTTATCGATTGATTCGAATCTATCTTTTCTATGATTTAAATTTATTACATATGTTTTATCAATAATTTTATTATTATTAAAGTGTTCTTTATAACTAATTAAATAAAACATTATTATTATTGATAATAATAATATAAATATAATGAGTGTTTTATTCATACTATATAAATATAAAATATATTATTTATGACCAACCATTAATTTGTTAAATCTTTAGTTGTAACATTTCTAATTTTAGTTTTTTTAAAGATGAATTTATTGTCTGTAAATGAAAATAATAATTATGTTAATTCATCCAATTTTTATAAAAAATGAAGTAGAAACATTTGGTGGATATAAAAATACCGATAAAGTTATTAAATTATTAAAAAGTTAATTTTAGTATTAATTGTTTATGTCTAATATTAGCAATAATTATTGTTCTATGTTTAATAAATAATATAAAAGAAAAATTTTTATACTTATAAATATAAACATTTAATGAAAACAGATTCAACACATTGTCCATCAGTTGAATTAAATTTAATTTGGAATGAAAAATATTTATGTTACAAAAAGCATATAAACTAAATATATATAATAGTGATTATTTTATGTGGATAGATGCAGGCATATTACATAAAAATATTATTGATAAATTTGTAAAAATATACAAAGAATATTTAGATAAGTTATTAGATACAAATAATATATGGACAGATCAAGTTATCTTAACACATATGTTTAAAGATAACACGTCTCTATTTTATGAACTAACTTCAGGCTATGGTAATGTTGTTCCATATATTTAAATAAGAAACGGTAAATAAATCTGCTTGTAATTATAGTCCATAAGTAAAATTATATATTTTGGATATTTTAATATTATAATCTAATAAAATAGTAATAAATGAACAAACTTTATAAAATAATATTAATTAGTTTTTTATTTATTACTATTTTATTAGTTTGTATTAATAAATTTGAAAAAGAAACATTTGTAAATATAGTTAAACCCACAAATAAAATTGTAATATTTTATCATATATGTGAATTAGGTAATTGGGACCAAATTGTTAATGAACAATTGGATTTAATTAAGTCGTCAGGTTTATATAATATTATTGAATCAATAAATATAGGATTTTTAGGAGAAAAGAAACATATTTTACCATATTTAAATAATAAAATAAAATTAGTATATCATAGTGATAATAAAACCGAATACGAAATGCCAACTGTTAATAAAATAATGGAATTTTGTGAAAAGGAAGAACACGAATATTATATATTATATATCCATAGTAAAGGCGTTACAAAATTAACCACAAATAAAAAAGAAAAATATAATGGTCAACATTATTGGAGAAAATATATGAATTACTGGAATATAACCAAACATAAAATATGTATAGAACAATTAAATAAAGGTTTTTATACTGTAGGTATTAATTGTTGGGGTGACCATTATTCAGGTAATTTTTGGTGGGCAAATAGTATATATATAAAAAATAATTTAAAATATTTAAAACATAAAGATGATAAAGGAATGCAAGCTGAGTTTTGGTTATTAACCCAAAAAAAACCGAATAAACATATATGTTTAGTTGATAAGGTATATGATTCAAGAAGACATGATTTATCTGGTTTATATAGTTTTAAAATAAAACCAACAGATTATGGAAAATTAAATATTAAAATATTTTAATTTATTAATATATGAAACTGAAATTAGAAAATATAAATAATTGTAATATAAATATTTTAGGTGATTGGATAGATACTGAATTTAATATTATAAATAAGCCTTTTAATCATATTATAATTGATAATTTTTTAAATGAAGATGGATATAGAACTAAAGCAACGTTTATTAAACGCCCTCAGGATGAATATGATGATAGAATGGTAAAATTATATACAATTCGTCCTACACGTAGAATAACTGATGAAGATATGAAATTAATTTGGCCTGAATGGACCACTGAATTATAGTGTTAATTTATCTAATTCATCACTAAAATTTTTTTCTATTTTCCATCCAAGATTTTTAATTTTATGATCACTAATCCAGTAGCGAGTATCATTAAAAGGTCTATCTTTAACAAATTCTATATGATTATCTATATTATCACTATTTTTAATTTTTTTAATTAATATTTTAGCAACATCTAATACTGAATATTCATCTTCACTACCAATATTATATATTTCACCTATTGTTCCATTTTCTAATATCAATTTGAATGCAGAACATAAATCATCGACGTGTAAAAATGAACGTATAGTGTTACCTTCTCCATGAATTGTTAAACGTTTATTTTCTTTTAATAGCTTAATAAATTTAGGTATAAGTTTTTCATGATATTGATTTTTACCATAAATATTATTGCTTCGTGTAATTATTATAGGAAAACCAAACGAATGATAATAAGATTGAACTATGAGTTCGGCACCTGCTTTAGTTGCAGCATATGGATTTGTAGGACATAAAACAGATGATTCTGTTTTCTTTTGATTAATATCATCATTTATACATGATTCGCCATAAACTTCGTCGGTTGATATATGGATAAATTTTTGTATGCTATTATATTTAATATGGTAGTTATAACAACAATCTAATAATATATGTGTACCAAATATATTATCTTGTGTATATTGCATCGGATTTGAAAAACTATTACATACATGAGATTGCGCAGCAAAATTAATCACATGTGTTATTTGGTGTGTTTCTAAAATAGTATTAATTAAATCTGTGTTGGCGGTATTTCCTTTTATAAATATATATTTATCACTATTTCTTATTTTTTCATCAATATATGTTTCATTCGCACAATAATACATAGCATCTAAATTAACTAATTTATTTATATTATTATTAAAAATATAATTTATAAAATTAGAGCCAATAAATCCACATCCTCCAGTTATTAATATATTCATTATATGTTATATGTTATATATTTTTTTGTTTATTTTTTTAATTATTGTTTTACTTATACTAAATAAAAATAGAGAACATCTTAAAAATATAGATAAATATCATAATTATCAACTAGGTGATATTATTAAAGGATGGATATATAAAACTTCTATAGGGTTATATAATTCGTATCCAACAAAATATCCTGAAACCTTAGCCACAAAATATATAAATGAAGTTAAAAATCTACCAGAAAATAAGAAATGGAATAATATGACAGTTTTAGATAAATTAACTAAAAATTCAAAAAAATTAGATGTTGCATTACATTTAAGAATGGGTGATGTTATTGGTAAATATGATAATAAAACAAATACATTTAATAGTTCTGATTTATTTACTGATCCTAGACAATCTCCTACTGTAAATTATTTTCATCAACCCTTTATTTATGAAAAATTATTTAAACAATTAAAAGAACCCCAAAATATAAAACAAATCAACTTATTTTATGGATCGCATAAGGGATGGAATACAGATAATGATAAATATTTAGAAATTATAAAAAATATTATAACTAATAATGGATTTAAAATTATAGATAATAGTAATGGTAATCCAGATAGCGATTTTATAAATATGTCTAATTCTAAAATATTTATTAGAAGTGGTCAAGGGGGTGGGTTTTCAAATATTATATCAGATTTAGTAAAATATCGAAATAATAAAGTTATTAATCCTTCAGATTATAAATAAATTTTTATTTATAATGTCATTTTGTATCTTAGACGAACCGGATGTCAAATCATATTGTATTTAGTGTAATAATATTAAATAATATTATAAATTATTATAATATTATTTAATATTTAAAGTCATTAAATCACCATTTACGAAATCCATATGGGAAGATAACAGTTTGAATAATCATCTTTATTTCCGAAAAATCAAATGAATTATCTTTCAATATTAAATAATATTAAAATATTTATATAATTATATGATAAATTGGGTTCCTAATAAAGAAATAAATACACAATTAGTTAATGAATATATGTCATTATCTTTAAAAAATAATCAATTTACAAATGGGGGGCCAATTGTAAAATTGCTTGAAGATAAACTTAAAAATATATTAAAAATAGATGATAATAAATCTGTAATATTAACTAATAGTGGAACTGGAGCATTACATGCTTTAGGTGAAGGAATCCAATTATTTGATAAACAAAAATATCAATGGGTCACACAATCTTTTACTTTTCCACCATCAGCACAAGGACCATTTAAACA